CGCAACGCTAGTTATAACGATACTTTGGCGTTCGCAGCGATTACAGATTTAGACGGCAACACGATCAAAGATGCCGCAACTTACAGGATCAGGGATATACAACCTGATAATTATGGAATGGTGGTTCTAGCTCTAGAGGAACAGTAATGGCTGACCACGTTCGACAGCAGATACGAGAGCGTATCGCAACCACAGTCACTGGACTTAGTACGACAGGCTCAAGAGTTTATCAATCAAGAGTCTATCCCATGGCTAACGCTAATATGCCTGGATTGCTCATATACTCGAACTCAGAAGATTCAGAAATAGATGCGATGGGTTCGACTGGTGTCAGTAACAGAACCTTGAGTATAGCTATTGAAGGATATGTAAAAGATACGACAGAGTTTGACGATAAAATAGACGATATCTGCAAAGAAGTAGAAACTGCTATGGCCGGAGATCAAAAGATAAATGGTCTAGCTAAGAACAGTTTTTTACAGTCTACGGAGATAGAGTTTACCGGTGATGGTGAAAAGCCTATTGGTGTAGTTACACTTAATTATGTCGTACAATACAGGACAGCAACTAATGCGCCCGATGTCGCGCTATAGGTGAGATATGGAATTAGTAAGCCCTGATGGGAAAGCTACTATAGATTGTCATCCTTCAAAAGTTGAATCAATGATCAATAAGGGATGGAAAGAAGTTTCTAAGGCGAAGGCAAAGCCAGCGCCAAAGAAAGAAGAGAAACCTGAAGAGGAATAACAAATGGCTACACATATAGGACGAGATGGAATCATCAAAGTCGGCTCCAATGCGGTAGCCGAATTGCGATCTTTTTCTATCGAGGAAACTGGAGATACCGTCGAAGATACGGTAATGACTGATACGGCTAGAACGTATTTGGCTACGCTTACGTCATTCACTGGTTCCGCTGATGTATTTTGGGACGAGACCGACACGAACGGGCAAGGTGCGCTGACAGTAGGCTCAAGCGTAACGATTAACTTCTACCCAGAAGGCGCTGACACTGGTGACACTTATTACACTGGTACAGCTTTGGTAACTGGTGTTACTCGTTCTGCATCATTTGATGGAATGGTTGAAGCATCAATCACGCTTCAGGGATCAGGCGCTCTAACGGCTAGCACTGCTTAATGAGTAAGTTAATAGATACCGCGATTTCACATTTCAGCAATCGTGAGATCCGTAGCTTAGAGATTCCCGAATGGGAAACTACTATCTATTCAAAGAATCTTACTCTTGACGATAAAGCCAGATGGCTAGCCAGGGCTAATAATGACGGTACGGATTATATGATCTATGCCGTCATTCTTGGTGCTACTGATGAGAACGGTGATCAAGTCTTCGGGTTAGAGGATAAGGTCAAGCTCAGAAAGCAGGTTGATCCTGATGTTGTTGCGAGAATAGCTAACTTTGTTCTCCAGGTAGAGACAGAAGAGGATCGTGAAAAAAACTAATTGATGCTCAAGGAAATCCGTCTGGTCTGTACATGATGTACGAGCTGGCAGACCACCTTGGGCAACCTCTGAGTACGATCTTGTCAATGACGGAGAACGAATATAATCACTGGTGGACGTTCCTAAGACTGAGACAAGAGCGTATAGATGGCGAACAGAGAAGAAGTAACAGTAGCGATCAAGGGGCAAAACGACGCTAGCCCTGCGGTCGATAAAGCTACTCAGTCCATAAAAAATTTCGATAAGTCCATGAAAGACACCCAGCGTGGGTTTAGGCTCATGCGTGGCGGTGCTGCTCAACTTTCAATGCAGGTTCAAGACGTTGCCGTTCAGTTGCAAGGCGGCACTAACGTCATGACCGTCTTTGCCCAACAGGGTTCACAAATCGCTTCGTTATTTGGTGCTGGTGGTGCATTCATCGGTGCTATCTTGGCCGTTGGTGCTGCTATCGGCGGCACATTGCTTCCCAGATTATTTGAAACCAAAGATAGAACTAAGGAGCTGCAAACGGCCTTAGAAGATATCAGTGGCGTGATGTCTGAGAAAGCGGCTGGTAGTGCTGATTTGTTGGGCAAGAAATTCGCAGAACTTGCTAAGAGGAATGTAGAGCTTGCTAGAGCAGAACTACAAGTTAAATATGTTGCCGCTTTAGAGGCTGCTCAGAAAGCAAACGAAGAATTTACGGAAACAGCCAACCAAATAGTTCCTTCGGATCTTCGTCAAGCAGCTAGATTAATCGGCATCCCCGTGGAAACCACTGCCGAAAAGTTTGGCATAGCCGCTGACGAAGCGGAAATGCTTAGGAAAAAATTCGATGATTTGGTTCATGGCGGCGAAGAAGCAAGACTTGAGTTCGCAAGGTTTGTCCAACAATTAGCAGATTCTAAGCCGCTCAAGGATTTAGACCCAGATCTTGCTCAACTAAATAGATCGTTACTTACCAACAGAGACGCTGTAGAACAGTCAGCAGAAAAGCTATCTTTACTAAAAAGAATTCTAGGAGATTTGCCAGAGATTGCAGAGCAAAGCTCTGAATCTACGGTGGAGCTGACAAGCAAACAAGATCAATTTTCCCAGAGTCTAGATAAACAACTAGCTTTGTTGGGCGCTACAAAGCAAGAAATGCTCGAGTATCAAGCTAGAGAACTTGAACTAGCTCAAGATACTAGCATCCTTGACAAGATACAGGCGATTATTGATAAGCAAGCACAGCTTGACGAGCAAAAAGGTATTGAAAAGCTCCAAAAGAGTTTGATGACCAAGGAAGAAGCGCTGAAGGCTAGTTATGATAAAGAACTAGCACTTCTCGAGTCTTTTGGCGCTAAGTCTGCTGAGAATGCAGAGCTTGTTGCTGATCTAAAGATTAAAGCAGAAGAACGTTTCCTGAAGAGGATGGAGGATCTTAGGAAGCAAAGCAAAGACTTTGAGGACAAGACAACAAGAGAACAAACTCAGATGGTCTTAGATAATCTTGGTGGCATGTTCCAAGGTGTCAAGGCTAACAATAAGAAAATGTTCGCGGCACAGAAAGCATTCAATATAGCGCAAGCTATGATGTCCACGTATACCGGCGCTACTAAAGCACTGGAAGCATATCCTCCACCATTATCGTTCATTATGGCTGCTGCTCAGGTAACCGCTGGTTTGGCCCAAGTAGCACAGATCAAATCACAGTCATTTATGGGCGGTGGTTTTACTGGCCATGGTGCTAGAGCGGGTGGTGTTGATGGTAAGGGTGGATTCCCTGCGATACTTCACCCCAATGAAACTGTTATTGACCACACAAAAGGTCAAGGCGGAAATATTACAATCATTAATAACGTAGACGCATCTGGTGCTGGTGCTGATGTAGATATGAAGATAACAGCCGCGATGCAACAAACGTCACAACAAACAATCGCAACGGTTCAAGATTTGATGCGTAGGAGGCGAATGTAATGACGGTATACGCTTTCCCTTCTATAACTCCATCATCCAGTAATGTTGAGTTGATCACAAACACTAGGACGTTCCAAAGCCCGATCACTGGCGCTGTTCAGACTGTGGGTAGAAAGGGTTCTATGTGGAAGATCACTATGCAATTCAACAACCTAAAGGATGCTGATCGAGCCACCATGAAGGCATTTCTGACAAAGCTAAATGGTCAAGAGCATAGAATGTATCTCAACGATCACTCTGCCCAGAGAAGAGGATCTGCTGGTGCCAGCGATACTCTGTTAGTGAATGGCGCTAGTCAAACGGGAAGGATATTGCAGGCTGATGGTGCGCCTGCTACCGCAGTAACTAGTTACTTCAAGGCTGGTGACTACCTTAGCTTCAATAATGAATTCCATATAGTCACGGAAGACGTTGATGTATCTTCTTCGGGAGCTTTTAGTTTCACTGCTCCTGCTACCGAAATTGCTTCAGGGCTTTCTTATACCATCGTCACAGTTGGAACTACTGACTTTACGGCCATAGGGGCATCAGCCAACACGGTTGGCACTACATTTACATCTACTGGCGTAGGAGAAGGAACGGGTACTGCGTCAACTCCTGGTATACCCTTAGCACCACCGATTCGCAAGCCAACTACTGACAACGATCCAATAGATTATGCGCTACCAGTCTTTGGAGTGTTCATGCTGGCTAGCGCTAGTAGTTGGGATACGCAACCAGGATTAGTCTCCAACTTTCAGATTGAGGCTGTAGAGGACGTGTTGGCATGAGCAGGACATTTACATCTGCCCAGAATACAGCGCTTGAGTCTTCGCATGTCAATCTGCTCATGTTTGCAAAGCTCGAGTTCGATAGCGGTACGGTTTACGTACACAATGGCATAGGAACATATACGTGGACGGAGAGCGGGTCATCAAGAGATTGGTTAGGTGTTGGTGATTTAGGCGCGATCAGTCAGGTACAAGAAGGTCTTGATGTTAGCCCTTACGCCATAACACTGACGCTATCGGGACTGCCTGATGCTAGCTTCGCGTCTAAAGCTCTTACAGAGAATTACTATAAGCGACCAGCAGCCGTTTGGGTTGGTTTGCTAGATTCCACGGATTCGCTGATTGGTACACCTGTCCAAGTTTGGTCTGGATTCATGGATCAAATGAATATGTCTGTTGGCGCAGATGGCGGTGATGTTATTCAGCTCATAGCTGAGAGCGAACTAGCTAGGTTCGATAAATCAAGCGATCTGATGTATACGAATGCTTCCCAGCAGGACAGGCATTCTGGTGATAAGTTCTTCAACTTCATCCACAAGATACAAGGTCAGAAACTAGACTGGGGCAAATCTGGTCTAGGATCTAATCAAGCTCCCGATCTAGACGAGACTACTCCTAAAAGCCCAGGCGTTCTGTTCTGATGATTAGCGTACTTAGTGCGCTAAATAAATGGGAGCGTCAGGAGTTTAACTACGGCACAGTCGATTGCTGCCAGTTCACGGGATTCATTGTCAAAGAGCTTACTGGCAAAGACTATCTCGAAGATTTCTACTATAATTCTGAGACAGATGCTGGGACTATAATTAATAGTTTCGGTGATCTGATAGATACTGCGTCTAGTGTTTTAGGTAAGCCAACGACGGACATTGATAGCTTGCCTAACGGAAGTCCTGTAATCGTTATTCAGCACGGTATGCAGATCATGGGCGTTAAGCTGTCAGATACAGCAGTCTGCTTAGTCAAGAAGGGAATGATACGAATACCTTCTGATCATATCAAAGTAGGGTGGGATGTATGCCTCAAGCAATAATCGCTATTGTAGCTAAAGTAGGATTCGCAGCGGCAAGCGCTCTTGGAATGTTTGCAGGCGGGACAGCCGTAGCAGCTAGCACAATCTACGCGCTTGGAGGAGCGATCATCGCTGGATCTGCTCTCGTAGCGAAGAAGGTGATGAATCTCTTCGAGATCGAGATGCCTAAGATCGACACTGATCGAAGCAGGCAATCTACCGTAAGGTCCACCACAGAACCCCATAAGATCATTTACGGAGAGACGTTAGTCTCTGGTCCTATTGTATATGCGAACGTGGCAGGGACTGACAACAAGCATCTATATCACGCAATTGCTTTAGCGGCTCACGAAGTAGAAGCAATTACTGATGTCTACTTCGATAATGAAAAAATCAATAACGCTGATATTGGTGCAACAGGATCAAACGCTACAACTAGTGGGCGAGTTGGTGGCACTGGAACATTTAGCCCAACAAACACCAATGACATAACTACTCGTATTTGTCACATTAATAAGCATTTAGGAACGACTACGCAGGCAGCAGACAGTCTTCTAAGAGACGCCTTCTCATCGGTATGGACTACCAATCATCAGGGCAAGGGAATCGCCTATATCGTCACTAAGTTTATTCTTAACGACGATTCAGCAGAAGTTTGGGATAAGTACGCACCAAACAATATCAAGGCTGTAGTAAAGGGCCGTAAGATTTATGACCCACGGTTAGACTCAACTCAGACAGACATATCTGGTTCTGGTTCTCATCGTCTAGCAGATAGCACTACTTGGACATACTCAACCAATCCAGCGTTGGCTGTTGCTGACTACCTGATGAATGCTGATTTCGGTCTTGGTGTAAGCAGTTCTAAGATCGATTGGGCAGCTATCAAGACGGCGGCTGATGCGTGTGATGCAAGCGTTGCGGTGCCTGGAGGAACGGAAAGCAGATTCACTTGTAACGGTGTTCTGTTCGGGACTGATTCACACAAGACCAATATCAATAAGCTATTAAGCGCCATGAATGGCAACTTAGCTTACATCGACGGCTATTACGTGGTTCGCGCTGGTATCTACGAGGCTCATGTACTTGATCTAGATGAAGATGACCTAACTGACAGCATTGGTATAAAGACCAGCTTAGAGCGTAGCGATAGATTTAATACGATCAAAGGCGTGTTCATTGATCCAGCATCTAACTTCAAGTCTACGGAGTTTCCGAAAGTACAATTATCTTCTGCATATGACAGAGATAACCAAGAGGAGCTGCACAAAGAAATAGCCCTGAATATGACCAACTCATCGTTCATGGCTCAAAGGATTGCTCACAAGTTAATACAGCAAAGCAACAGCCAGAAGGTTGTTACGTACCCGATGAACATGAAGGGTTTGAGGGTTGCTGTAGGCGATAGGGTAAGAATTACTAATACAGAGCTAGGTTGGACCAACAAGGTCTATCAATGCGTTCAGTGGAGCTTCAACGAAGAAGGCGGAGTTACTTTAACTCTACGGGAAGATGATTCTGGGAACTATTTAGATCCAGTAGCCAGTCCGCCAGCGAGCAATGAGTATTCAGAGATTACATCTGATGGTGTCTTAACGGATGCGTTCCGTGGTGTGCCAGCACCCACTGCATTAAGGGGTGTAAGCGCAGAAGGTAAAGTATTCCTAGATTGGCTAAATCCTGGAATACCAGAAGAATTTCAGACAATTCATGTTTTTGTGTCTACAGATACTACGCTTGGGAACGCAGTAAAGTGTGGTGAGACAGACGGGACACAGTTTGTTCATGACTCAGATCCTTTAGCAACTAACGCCACAAAATACGCAGATGGAGATACCCGTTACTATTGGGTAAGAGCGGTTAACTTCGTCGGTACATCTAGCCAAGCGCAATCACCAGCGGAAGGTCATGTTGCAGTAACGGTCACGTCAGCAGTCGCATGGAGTAATGTAGCTGATTCGGCAACGATTGGTCTGAGTCTTTCAAACGATAATTTATCTGTCATCACTGACAATACGACTTCCCAGACAGGCGCTGCGATTGCGGTTAGCGGCCTAGAGACTGACATCACCATTACGCAAGGTGGTATGACGTTAGACGATGGTGGCGCTATTAGAACTGATGGCAAGTCTAGTGAAGTAGATACTACCGCTGGATTCTTTCTAGGATATAACGGCAGTAACTATACGTTTGGTGTAGGTGATGCTAATAACAGCCTGACTTGGAATGGATCTAAGTTAAGGATAGTCGGTGGCGCGGAAGTAGACACGCTGACAGTCAATAGTGGTTTTCAGTTGTTTGGCGAGCCTTTCGTAGCTCACTCAGTAAGAGACGGTGCGATCAGCGCCGACATGCTGTCTGAAGGAGCCATTAACCGAATACTAGGATCGGTAGCAACCGCTACGGGTAGTAGTAACGGTGACTATAAGACTGGGAACGGCTCATACACTACCAGCGGAGGTAGCATTGTATTAGGCACTTCTGGTGACCTGTTTGACCATGCAAGCCTGCCTATCGAGTTAGAAGCTAACTTTTCTAACAGTTGGTTTTCTACAACAAACTACAACTCAGGATCATCTACTAACGGTGGTACGTTTACGCTGAAATTTGAAGTTTCTACTGATGGAACTAATTACGATACGCCAGCGGCTCACACGGCTACGATCAACATACTCAAGTACGATCTGAGTAGTCTTTATGGCACGTCTTACTACGCTTACTACGTTTACCACGATGAAACATATAGTCTTACGACAAGCCCAAGCGGATCAGGCACAGACCTAACGGACGATACAGACGTTTATATCCGTTGCACGATTAGCTCAGTCGGATCAGCAGCTACGGGTCAAACCTTATCGTTTAGCTTCCAGGCTAACGAAGGTGTGAAGCCAGCAGATACTGTTACTGGCGACCTTACGGTTACAGGAAACCTGACCGTTCAAGGTACAACTACCACTATCGATACAGCAACGCTAAATGTCGAAGACAAGAACATCACTATCAATTACGCCACGGGAGACAGTAGTTCGACGGCAGACGGCGCAGGAATAACCATTCAGGACGCTGTTAATAGTTCAACGGATGCAACCATTCTATGGGATCAGACCAATTCGGAATTTGATTTTTCGCATGACATAAACCTGAATACTAAACGCATCCAAGCCAACATGTTTCACGCTGGCACTCCTGCGACCTACTTCGTCAAAGCTGAAGCTGGCAGCGGTACGGCTATAAACGTCCAAGGTAATATTTCAGCAAGCGGATCGGTAAACGGAACGACGATCAGCACAGGCGGAACAACCATCGTTGATGTTTCGCGCAATCTAAAAAGCATCCCGTCAGCCTCAATTAATCAATCTGCGAACAAGGCAACGCTTGACATCAAGCAAGATGGAAATGACTGGGAAGATGGAATTTTAATCCAGCACGATAACGCTAACACTGGATGGAACATTCACGCAGAGCGAACTGGTTCGGCTTTATGGTTCGGATATAACTCCGATACCTCGGTAGCAGAAACAAGCCAATCGGCTACGGCGTCGTTAAAGTTGAACAGCGATTTGTCGGCAACCTTCGCAGGCGATGTCACCGTTTCAGGTGGTCAGATTTTCATTGGTACGGCAGATAGCTCCTCAGCACATTTGAACTCTTACGAGTTAATGACCTTTAACATCGACACCGACAACGATGACACTAACCGCTACTTTAAATGGACTACTAACGCGAATTCTGGCAGCGGCACTCAGCTCATGCTGCTTGATGAGTCGGGCAACGCCACGTTCGCTGGAAATTTAGACGTTGGTGGAAGTATCACGAAAACTGGCAATCTGACCGTCGATGTTACGGGAAGCATTATTTTAGATGCCGACACTTCTGGATTGGTTGACTTCAAGGATGGCGGTACGCATTTCGGGCGGATCGAAAATGCAAGCAGCGATTTTAAATTTGAGTCGAGAGTTCAGGACAAGGACATAGTTTTAGTCGGGAATGATGGTGGCGTTGGGGTCGAGGCGCTTAGGCTAGATATGTCCAGCGGTGGCGCGGCTACGTTTAATTCCACCGTGACTGCCGATCGCATGGGGTATAACGCAGGCAACTATGCGTATTTAAGTCAAACTCGATCAGGCGCAACTACGGTACTGGGACACAATGTCCGCGCTCACGCCTCGGTTAACAATAGAGCCGACACAGTAAACGGTGGCTGGCACGGCCATGCCATTGCTATGTATTACAACCGCGGGATTAGCTTCTACACGACCAGCAGCACCGTTGCGGCAGGCACCACTATTTTTTCCTCAAACACCGATACAACCAATTTGCGCATGCGCATTGCGCCGAATGGCGATTTTGACTTTAGAGGCGGTCCGTTTAGTAACGTCGGCGATATTACTAGCAATGGGCACATTACGACTGCATACAATAAAACCATTTCAATGGATTACGATGGACAGGGGTCGTACCAAAAAGGAATGACAGGTACATCGTTTGGCGCAGGAAATACTGCCAGAGGTCTTCATCTATTTAACTTCGATAATGACACCAACTTAGGCATCAACTTCTGGGTCGGCACAACAGCATCCAAAGTATTTGCAGCTAACATTGATTCACAGGGCAGATTCGGGATTGGTACGTCGAGTGCCTCTTCGTATTATTCCAAAAATCTAGTCGTTGTGGCTGATGGAGACGGTACAGGCGGTATCACGATTGCGGCTCCCGCTACTGATGACACAACATATTTGGCTTTCGCAGACGGAACTAGCGGAGATTCGACATACGCTGGATATCTGGGTTATGCCCATGCGAATAACAGTTTTTTCATTGGCACAGATACCGCAACAAGGTTCACAATCCTGTCTGACGGTAAAACGGCGATTGGGGGCAACCATACTCCAACGGCTAGGCTGGACATAAAAGGCGCCGGCGGCGGCACTGGGTTGACGTTTAAAACAACAGACGCAAGCAGCAACGAGACATTTTTTATACAAGATGGTGGACGAGCTGGGGTTCGGTATTATCCGCTGACCGTAGGCATTCCATCAGGCACATCGGCTGCATCGGGTGCGCTCTTCCAAGTCGAAGAGGCTGGTCATCTTTTCGTAAATACATCAGGAAAGGTGGGCGTAAATGAGCTTAGTCCACGCTATGACCTGTCAGTGTCAGGCAATAACGCTACAGCTATGGGTATCGCCGTAGATAACGCTAGCGGTAGCGGGACTTTAGACATTGCTGTCTTAGGCTCTAGTTACAACTCTCACCAAGCTGGCGCTGGGGAAGTGTGGTTTTATTCTCCCGACAACATAAACATCGGCGGCGCTACGGGTAATACCAACGACATTAAGTTCCTTGCCAATAATTCCGTAAATATGGTCATAAAGGGAGATAGCGGCAACGTCGGACTGTCTACCACTAACTTGACTCATAATTTAGGGACGCTCTTAAACGCTAATAACGCGACGATAATTGGGAATGGTACCAGCGGCTCATATTTTGGTTACAACTTGGCCTATAACAACAGCGCGTGGAAATATCAGGAAAGTAGCGCAGTAGGGTTGTTGAGCTTCACCAGCTCGGGCGGTTTGACTTTCAGAAACGCTGGCTCTGGGACGGCTGGAAACACTGCTTCGCTGACTGAAAGGTTTGTGATCGATTCCAGCGGGAAGGTGGGCATAAATTGTAACCCTGTCTACTTATTGAATGTCGCTGCACCATCAGGCAGTCAGTACATATTCCAAGCAGCTCAAACTGGCGTATCGAACGGGTACAGCATAAGCAGCAACGGGACAGCTTTGACTCATCAGTGGTACAACGCTAGTGGAGAAGCCGCTCGCATTTATACAT